TAGCAAACAACTTATCTCAAGTTGTTACACTGTTCGCTTCATTCGCTAAAACTAATGGTGGCGTAATTGCATCTTTTAAAGAGTTGTCAAAATCTCTGATAGGTACTGGGGGATTCTTAATTGCAATTCAGTTAATAATCTCGTTTGGACCTCAAATATTTGCTTTCTTCGAGAGACTACTTGGATTTACAAGAGAAATGAGAGAGGCTTTTGAAGGAGCATCTAAAACCGTAAAAGAAAGTGCTGGTTCTTTTGAAATATACATTAGGACATTACAAGATACCACAAAGTCTCAGGAGGAACAGAACGATGCTATTAAGGGCTTAAACAAGGAGTTCCCTAATTATGTGAAGCAGCTAAAGGATGCTAAATTATCTCTTGACGATGTTGCCAAGCAAACAGAAGAAGCCACAAGAATAACGGACTTGTATAGAGAGGCTATAATTAAGCAGGCTATGTCAAGACAGGCTCAAATAAAAATAGAAGAGTCTGCTGCTAAAATGGTAGAGATACAAGTTGAAAGGGAGGCTGAAGCAAGAGATAAAGGATATGAGTCTTTAGAGGCAGCCGAGAAGAGGCTTGATGAATTAAACGCCAAGAGAGAAGCATCTAAAAGAAAAAGGCTTGATGCTGACGATGTTCGGGAATCTGATAGGTTAAAAAAGATAATTAACTTAAATCAAGATGAGCTTGACGAAGAGAATAAAAGAATAGATAGTTTACTTCCTTTTATTAATATTGAGAATAAAGAAAGGAAAAAAGTTGGTAAAACAAGAGAAAGAGACTTTAAGCAACAATTACTTAATTTAGAGAAGTTAGAGGAAGGCTATCGTCAGAAGTCAATAGACCAAACCTTGCTTACTGAAGATGAGAAGATAAATGCCCAAGAGAAATTCGCTAAAGCAGAACTTTTAATAAGACTAAACCAGTTTAAGGAAAGACAGAAGTTAAGACTTGAAGAGTTTAAAGAATCTGATGCAAGTGCTGCTGAAAAGGCTAAAGCAGAAAAAGAATACAATGAGTCTATTGTGTTAGCACAACAGGAACACAATGACGTATTGATTCAGCTTGAATCATCTTACGAAACAAAAAGAGGTCAGTTAGAAAGAAAAAGAACTGAAAGAGCTGCTGCTGAAACTCAAAAAGCCAGAGATACTCAAAGACAGGTTGAAGAGCAGGCACTTGAGGATTTAAGAACATTTGACACCGAAGCAAACACCTTGTTCTTTGAGGCTAATGCTAATTTCATTGAAAGACTGTTAGAAAGACAAATAGCAATAATTAATAATGAACATTCAACAGCAGACCAAATTGCAACAGCAAGAAAAGAGCAGTTTGATTTATTAGCACAATTAAGACAAAATGATTTAGACCAAGAGCTTGCTGCAATAGAAGCTAAAAAGGCTGTTAATTTAGAGTATGTTGGTTTTGCTGGTCAAATAGGCGATATACTTTCAAATGTGGCTGGAGAAAACGAAGCATTAGCAAAAGCCGCTTTAGTTGTTGAGAAAGGTGCTGCTATCGCAAAAGTAATTATTACAGCTCAGACATCTATTGCAGCTAAAACAGCATCAGCAAATATGATACCAGCAATTTTACCTCCAGGTGTTCCAAATCCAGCGTATGTAGTTGCACAAGCAGAAGCTGTAAAAAGCAATACAAGAACAAAAATTGGAGCTGCATTATCAATAGCACAAATTTTATCTACAATGATAGGTAAAAAAGGCGGTGGAGTAAAAGATACTTCTGGTGGCGGTAGTAGCGGTGGAACAACAATTCAAGCCCCAGACTTTAATGTTGTTGGTGCTTCACAGACATCTCAACTTGCACAAACTGTCGCTGGAGCGCAATCTACCCCAGTAAAAGCATTTGTAGTAGGAAAAGACGTTTCAACACAACAAGAATTAGATAGAAATATAACAAACACCGCATCATTCGGTTAATTCAATAGTATGAAGGTAATAGAATTATTTATAGACGAAGAAGGGGAGTTCTCAGGTATTGATGCTATATCAATCGTAGAGCAACCTGCAATAGAAGAAAACTTTGTAGCCCTAAAAGAAGAAATAAAAGTTGAGCTTGCTGACGTTGATAAGGATAAGCGTATTCTTATGGGTGCTGCACTTATACCCAACAAAAAAATATACAGGAGAGACAAAGAAGATGAGTATTATATATACTTCTCTGAAGATACGGTAAGAAGAGCATCAGAACTATTCTTGATGAAAGGAAACCAAAACAAGTCAACTCTTGAGCATCAGGCACAGCTATCAGGAATGTCTGTTGTAGAATCTTGGATAATAGAGGATGAGCAGTATGACAAGTCTCGTAAGTATGGACTAAAGATGCCTGTTGGTACTTGGATGGTATCAATGAAGGTAAACAATGAAGATGTTTGGCAAGACTACGTTAAGACAGGTAAGGTAAAAGGGTTCTCAATAGAAGGTTACTTTACCGATAAGGTTGCTATGTCAATGATTCAGAAAGAGAATGATGCTGCTGAAGTATTATTGGAGATTGCTGATAGCATTGAAGCTGGAAAGTTAAACCTAAAAACATACGGAGACTACGGAAGTGGTGTTAGAAATAACGCCAAGAGAGGTATTGAACTAAACAAGAAGGTGAATAACCGTTGCGCCACCTCTGTGGGGAAAATAAGAGCCCAGCAGCTCAGTAGAGGTGAAAAACTCAGTGTGTCCACGATTAAAAGGATGTATTCTTATCTATCAAGAGCTGAAACATACTATGATGCAGGCGATTCTAAGGCTTGTGGCACAATTTCATACCTATTATGGGGCGGTAAGGCTGGTTTAGCTTGGAGCAGAGGTAAGTTAAGAGAGTTAGGCGAGTTAGACCTATCCTGTGACTGCACAGAGCTGTCTGAAGAGCTTGAATTAGGTTTATACGACAAAACATACTCTGATTACCCAGACGCAGCTAAAAAGAACGCTAAAAAGGCTCTAGCATACTACGACAGCAATAAACCAAGATGTGGAACACCGCAGGCTTGGCAATTCGCCCAATTAATATCTTCTGGCAAACCACTATCAAGATGTCTTATATCAGAAATGGCATCTTACAATAGATTTGAGAAGAAAAAGGGTGAACCATACAACAAGGGTTGTGGAGGATTACTCTGGGATGCTTGGGGAGGAGAAGAAGGTATTCGCTGGGCAGAAGGTAAGCTAGATGAGATAAATTCAATAGAGTCTAAAATAGATTTAACATCTAAAGAAATAGACGGTAGGCTTGCTTACGATACAAAAGAAGAAGCACTAAAAGTAGCAAAAGATATTGGATGTGAAGGTTTTCATGTTCATAATGTTGAGGGCAAAGATTGGTATATGCCCTGTAAAGAACATAAATTAGCTGAATATGATGACAAGGGAAGAATTAGAAGAAGCAAGAAAGCTCCAAATTCCGATACTCCAAATACTAATCCAAAACGAGGAAGTAAACGCAATCCAAAGGGTGCTGCTGGGAAGTCAAGGGGAGTTACTGTACCCGACAGAGTGCTAAAGTCGTTACAGAAGAAAGCCAGTGATTTTAACGAGAAGTATAAATCTAAAAAGGGATATGGAACTACTGTTGGGCAACTGAAGTCTGTGTACCAGCGAGGAGTTGGCGCATTTCAGACATCTCATAGTCCTAACGTAAAGTCAGCCGAGCAATGGGCGCAAGCTAGAGTAAACGCCTATATATACCTTTTAAAGAACGGTAGACCGCAAAACGCTAAATACACTACCGATTATGATTTACTACCAAAGAAACATCCCAAATCAAGTAAGAAATGAAAAGTAAAGAAACCGTAGGACAACAAGTACCATCAAACTCAAGAAGAGCTTGCTTATGCAAGGATGGAAGAACGTATTCAAGGAGATGCTGTGATGGCACTCTTAGAAGTCAGGGCATAGGAAAAATAAATGCCTAAAAATCTAACAGTACGTTAAGTACTTGTTATTTATCTATAACTATAACTGTTAATTAACATAATATGGAGAGTAAAGCTACAAACATTCTAAATGATATTATGCAAAAACTTTCTGCTATTAGTGAGCCAGAAACTAAAAAGGTTGAGAACATTGAAGTTGCAGCCGAAGAAGTTAATGGGTCTCCAGAAGTAGAAGAAGTTGCATTATCTGAGGATTCTGTTGAAGAAGTTGCTACTGAAAAAGTAGAGACTGCTCCTGAAGCTGAATCAACTGAAGAGGTTGAGCTGGCTGAAGAATCTGAAGAAGATAAAGAAGTTCCTGAAGCCGAAGAAGATGAGGCGGAAGAGCTAGAAGAAGATTATGTATCTAAACAGGACTTCGATTCTAAAATCGCAGAACTTGAGGATATGATTAAATCTATTAAGGAAGATATGATGGTTGAGTATGATAAAGTAGAAGCTGAAAAAGCTGAACTATCTGCTCAAGTCGAAAAGCTATCTGCTGAACCAGCAGCCGAGCCAATCGCACACGCCCCATCACAAAAAACAGAACAAAAAGAGGTGATTAAATTCGGTCAGAATCGCCCTGCTAACACACTTGACCGAGTATTTTCTAAATTAAACTAACAAATAAAAAAGATGAGTACAAGAAATATTCAACTAGACGCAGACAATTCATTAAATAGTCTGACTACAACCTACGCTGGTGAGTTTGCAGGGAAATATATCTCAGCAGCTCTTTTGAGCGGTAAAACTCTTGCAGAAGGAGCTATTACCATAAAGCCAAACGTAAAGTATAAGGAAGTAATCAAAAAAGTTGCTTCTACTGACCTAATCACCGATGCTACTTGTGATTTCACAATTGATGCTGACGTTCTTACATTAACTGAGCGTATTCTTCAGCCAGAAGAGTTCCAAGTTAACCTACAACTATGTAAAAAAGATTTCCGTTCTGACTGGGAAGCTGTACAAATGGGATATTCTACATTTGACAACCTACCTCCAGCATTTTCTGATTTCTTACTAGGGCATGTTGCTGCTAAAGTTGCTGAGAAAACTGAGCAAAACATCTGGGGTGGTGTAAACGCTACTGCTGGTGAGTTTGATGGTTTCACAACTTTAATGGCTGCTGATGGAGATGTAAATGATGCTGCTAACGGAGCTGAAACTTCTTTCACTTCAGGAAACATTGCTACACTTTTAGGAAATGTAGTTGACGCACTTCCTTCTGCTGTTTACGGTAAAGATGACTTGACAATATATGTGCCTACAATTGCATATCAAGCGTATATCCGTTCATTGGGAGGCTTTGGAGCGCAAGGATTAGGTGCTTCTGGTACAGATAGTAAAGGTTCACAATGGTATAACATGGGCAATGCTCTTAGCTTTGAGGGAATCAAAATACAGCTTGCTACTGGAATGCCATCAGACCACATCGTAGCTGGACAGGCATCTAACTTGTTCTTTGGAACAGGATTGCTTGCTGACCACAACGAAGTAAAAGTTATAGACATGCAAGATATTGACGGAAGTCAAAATGTTCGTGTCGTAATGAGGTTTACTTCTGGTGTACAGTATGGTATTGGTTCTGACCTTGCCCTTCTTACTTTAGCATAATAATTGTTTAACTTAAAAGGGTGGTTAACGCTGCCCTTTTCACTAAAAAAAAATATAAATAATGCCTTGTAATTTAACTGGAGGAAGATTAAGACCTTGTAAAGATGCCGTAGGTGGTATAAAAAAGATTCACTTTGTAGATTTTGGAGCTATGGGAGCTATGTCTTATGGAAGTGATGATGAAATAACTGATTTGGTAACAGCAAGTACTTTCGATTATTATACCTACGATGTTAAAGGTAACTCTTCCTTAGAAACAAATATTACATCCTCTATGGAGAATGGAACAACATTCTTTGAACAGGTTGTAAACTTAACACTATTTAAACTAACTAAAGAGGATAATAAAGAGTTAAAACTTATAGCGTATGGTAGACCACACGTTGTTGTTCAAACTTTTGATGATAAATTCTTGTTAGTTGGTTCTGATAATGGTGCTGACGTAACTGGTGGTACTGCTGTAACAGGTACTGCTATGGGAGACTTAAATGGCTACACACTTACATTAACCGCAAACGAACTTCGTATGCCATCCTTTATTGATGGTGCTACTGATGCAAATCCATTTGCAGGTTTAAGTAATGCTACTGCTACTGAAGGAACTCAGAGAGACCCTTTATAGATTTAATAGGGGTATAAATTTAAAAGGGGGCTTAATTGCCCCTTTTTTTGTATCTTTGAAACAAATAAAGTCATTGTTATTACTTTAGTATGCGTGTATTAACAACATCCACAAGCGACCAGACTATTAAGATTGCAGCGAGAAGAGACGTAGTAGGCAATCTTAGTCTTGAGGTTATAAACAAGTCCACTAGAAAGACTGACTCTTACACATCTAGTGTTGAGTGGCAAGAATACAATGTTTCTTGGGAAAACTCAGATGTTAGCTGGGAATCAGGCGGTTTCACATCATCTCAAGGAGATATATTCTTAGAGATAACAAATAAGTATGCGCTTAAAGAGGGTAATTACTACACGTTAAAGTTAACTGATGACAACGGTGAGTTGTACAGAGACGTTATATATTGCACAGACCAAACTGATTACGATAAGTACAACCCTAATAAGAATAAATACACACAAGAGAGTAGCTTTGATGATAGCTATATTATATTATGAAAGACGAAAGCACAATACATATTGTACAGTTAGGTTCTTACTCTAAACCAGAGGTAAAGGAATACTATAACGAGGATTGGGTATCTTACGGAGATGATAATGATTATTTCAATTATCTTATAGATAGATACAACGGAAGTCCTACGAATAACGCAGCTATCAACGGAATATCCGAAATGATTTACGGAAGAGGTCTTGATGCGACTGACAGTAAAGATAAAGAGGCGGAGTATAAGGAAATGAAAGAGCTTCTTAATAAGAATGTCATAAAACGCATAACTCATGATTATAAAATGATGGGTCAGGCTGCGCTTCAAATTATATACACCAAAGACCGCTCTAAAATTGCTAACGTAGCGCATATACCAGTAGAAACCTTAAGAGCCGAGAAATGCAACTCTAAAGGCGAAATAGAGGGGTATTTCTATCATAGTGATTGGTCTAAATACAGGTCAAGTGATAAACTCACAAGAATACCTGCTTTTGGCACTTCAAAACAATCTATTGAGATATTATATATAAAGCCATATAGAGCTGGTTACAAATACTATTCTCCAGTAGATTATCAAGGAGGTTTACAATACGCCGAATTAGAAGAAGAGATTGCCAACTATCACATAAACAATATTCAGAACGGACTTTCACCTAGTATGCTTATTAACTTTAACAATGGTACTCCAGATGCAGAGCAAAGGGATGCTATTGAAACAAGCATAATGAATAAGTTTAGTGGTAGTTCTAACGCAGGTCGTTTTATACTAGCGTTTAACGACAGTAAAGAGCTTGCTGCAACTATTGAGCCAGTACAGCTATCGGATGCTCACCAGCAATATCAATTCTTATCAGATGAAAGTATGCGTAAAGTAATGGTATCACACCGTATAGTGTCACCTATGCTTGTAGGTATAAAAGACAATACAGGTCTTGGAAATAACGCAGAAGAATTACAGACTGCTTCTGTTCTTATGGACAATACAGTTATAAGACCAATGCAGGTTACAATACTTGATGAACTTGAGAAGATACTTGAGTACAACGGAATAGACCTTGATATCTATTTTAAGACGCTACAACCTCTTGAATTTACTGACTTGACTAATGCTATTAGTGAAGCTGAGATAGAGAAGGAGACAGGCGTTAAAAAGGATATAGAAGAGGAAGTCAAGGAAAAGGTAGAGGAACAAATTGAAAATGTAGAATAAAATGCCATCAGCACTATTTATAAAAAGAAGCGACCTAATAAACAATACGGCACTTAGCGGTAATATAGATACTGATAAGTTTATTCAGTTTATCAAGATAGCCCAAGATATACACGTTCAGAACTATGTAGGTTCAGATTTGTACGACAAAATATCAAATGATATTATAGCAGGAACATTATCTGGAGACTATCTAAACTTAGTAAATGACTACATACAGCCAATGCTTATTCACTTTGCTATGACTGAATACCTACCATTTGCAGCCTACACTATTGCTAATGGCTCTGTTTATAAAAAGGGGGCTGAGAATAGCACTACTGTAAATAAGGATGAGATTGATTCTTTAATTGCAAAGGAGAGAGATTATGCCGAGTATTACACTCAGAGATTTATAGATTACATGAGCTTTAATGCTCCAAGTAAATTCCCTGAATATTACAGCAGTAATAATGAAGATGTTACACCAGATAAAAATGCCTTGTTTAACGGATGGATGCTGTAAGTAAATATAAACCTAAGAAAGATAACGAAAACAAATTGAAGTGTTACTTAAATATTAATACTTCTGGTAATAAAGAAAAAAAGATAAATAATGGCAAGTTTAACAGGCAATAAGATAAAGGACACTTACAAGGGTCTGATAAAAACTACTGACAACGCTGAATTGGGCGCAACTGCAAAAGAGCTTACTGATGGTAACGGTAATGGCTCTGGTGTTACACTAGACAATGCAGGTAACGTAACAGCTACATCTTTTACAGGTGATGGTTCAGGTCTTACTAATTTGCCTAGTGGTGCTGTTTCTTCTGTAAACACACAGACAGGAGATGTTGTATTAGACACAGACGATATTGCAGAAGGTAGTAATGAATATTATACAGATGCTAAAGTAGAGGCTAATAGTGCTGTTGCTGCTAATACTGCAAAGGTAGGAATAACAACAGACCAAGCAAACGAGATAGCAGCCAATACTTTAAAAACAGGCATCACACAAGCCCAAGCAGACGCAATTGTAGACAATACAGCTAAAGTGGGCATAACGCCTACACAAGCATCTGAAATAGCAGCAAACACGCTTAAAACAGGTATTACAACCCAACAAGCTTCTGATATTACTGCTAATAACGCCAAAGTAACTCGCAGACCAATTACAGCAGGTGGCAACACTTTAGAAACATCAGAAAGCCTTACGCTTACAGCAGGTAGTAATGTTACAATCACAGAAGCTGATGGTACTGTTACTATTGCCTCAACAGGTGGTGCAGGTAGTATTGATTTAGGCACATCTACAACTACAACTTCTGTTACAATAACAAATTCAGGTGGTACAGATGCTACTATAAGCGAAGCAAGTGGTACAGCAGCGGGTGTTATGTCTACTGCACATCACGACAAGCTAGATGGCATAGCAGCAGGAGCAGAAGTAAACCCAACAAACACAGATGAGTTATCTGAAGGTTCTACAAACTTGTATTATACTGACGCTCGGGTTTCAGCAAATACTGATGTAACAGCTAACACAGCTAAAAATAGTTATCCTACGGTTGATGCTAGCAAGTTATCTGGAATAGAGGCTGGAGCAGAAGTTAACCCGACAAATACTGATGGTCTATCAGAAGGGTCTAGCAACCTTTACTATACCGAGGCAAGAGTTTCTGCGAACACTAATGTAGTGGCAAATACAGCTAAGATTAGTTTTGATAGCGCAAGCAGCACCAAACTATCAGGAATAGAAGCAGGAGCTGAAGTAAATACAGTAGATAGCGTAAACGGAGAAACAGGAGCGGTATCTCTTGATACGGCAGACCTTACAGATGTATCTGCTACCGCACCATCTAACGGACAAGTATTACAATATAACAGTACCTCTTCTAATTACGAGCCTGTAACATTAAGTAGTACAGCACCTGTTGATAGTGTAAACAGTCAAACAGGAGCGGTTGTTTTAGACGCTGATGATATTGCTGAAGGCACTACTAACTTGTATTACACAGACGCAAGAGCAGATGCTAGAGTAAACTTACAGACAGGCTCAAACTTAGATTTGTCTAGCAAGAGTACAAGCGATTTAAGTGAGGGTACAAATTTATACTATACTGAAGCAAGGGTTTCGGCTAACACAAGCGTAGCAGCTAATACAGCTAAAACTAGTATGGTACTTGGCACAACAGCAGGTACAGCACTAGAAGGAGATACTGCCTTATTACAATTAGGCACAACATCAACAACAGCTTTAGCAGGTGATACTACAACTATAAGCACCCAACAAGCCTCTGATATTAGTGCTAACAATTTAAAAGTTGGTATCACTACACAGCAGGCATCAGACATTACGGCTAATAACGCAAAAGTAGGCATTACCACACAACAAGCTAGTGATATAACAGCTAACAACGCTAAAGTTAGTATGGTGTTAGGAACGACGGCAGGAACTGCTTTAGAGGGCGATACTCCTTTGCTTCAATTGGGTACTACATCTACAACTGCATTAGCAGGGGATACAGTAATTCCTACTAACAATAACCAACTTACAAACGGAGCAAGTTATATAACAGCATCATCAACTGACACGCTAACAAATAAAAGTGGTAGTAATAGTCAATGGACAAATG